TTTCTTCTTCTTCAGGTTCTAATTCTAAGAATATACCAAAATCATGAAGTTGTAAATCCATAAACTCTTCTAAAGTTTTAGTATTAAAAGTACTTATAGAATTAATTAATGAATTTTCAGTTAAAGGATTTTTTATTAAATCAGCAACTTTTAAACTTATGTTCTCACAAACACGTAAAGTAACAAATAGCAAAGAGTCTAATAAATGTCTTGTAGCTGTATTAGAAGCATTTGCTGCTAATTTTTGAACTCCAACTAAAGCGTCTTTGTCTGGTTGACTACCGTCTCTAGCTTCGTTTAAACCAGTTACATCTCTTATCATTTGTAAATAATATTGATATGTACCTATTAAGCTTTGTATTTTAGCTTGACCAGATGAAGTTGATAATTCTTGAATTGGTACTTTACCAGAATTCAAACCACCTTCTTGATTAAGTGATCTACCAACTATAGAACCAGTTTGAAAATACATATTAAGAGCTTCGGCTGGATTATAATTTGTACCGTTACCTAAATCAACTTCAGCTAAACCGTCCATATCTAAGAACACACCGTCAGGAACTATTCTAGACATAACCTGTTGCAACTTTAAATGAGTTAGTTGAATCATATCAGCAAAACCAGTTATCTTGCTTACAACAGACTCTATACGTCCTTTATACATCTTAGGCGCGCTTATACAGTAGTTCATTTCTACTTTAGTAGTATCAGCATTTGGCCTAGTCATATTTTCAGCCATTTTCCACTCTAGCATTATGTTAGTACCTAGAACTTTAGCTCCAGTGTACAAAACTTCAATACTTCTTGAAACTCTTTCAAAGTTATCATTCTCAGGAGGATTAAAGGAATCATTTTTTTCTAAAGCTTTTTCTAAACCTTGATCAGTTTTCTTTATTTTAAATACTTGATTCATATAAGTCTTGTATTCAAAATACATTACTTGAACAGTATTTTCATCGTAATTACCCCAACCCGTAACGTACTGAGAATTACCAGGTGTTTGTTGTATTCTTTGTAGCTCTTCGTTAGAAATGCTTGGAAATTGTTTTTTCAACTCAGGTATTGTTACAGCTTTAACTTCTCCTACATAATATATGTCTTCAAAGTTTGGATCTTCTGTGTAAGAATAAACCATGTAAGCTGGATCAACGTAATCTATAACTATACCTTGTGTTTTATCAAATCTAGTTTTAGTAGCTCCTATGCCTAAAACAGTTAGATCTTGAGCTATCCTTCTTTTTGTTTCATCATATTTGTTAATAGCTAATACGTTACTTATAACTTCTTCTTCAGCAACTTCTACATTTTGCTTATAAGTCATTTGCATGTGCAAGTCTAATTCTTCGTCACTCTCTGGTAAATCTTCTAAGTTTTGAGTTCTGGAAAAATCCATACCTAAGTTCTCTTTCAAATTGATAAGAGCTTTCTTAGTATTCATATCTTGCTCTATAGCTTGCGCATAGTCTGTTCTGTTTTTAACAGAGAAAGGATCTTGAGCGTAAGCGGTTATATCGTATGATTTATTAGATAATCCATTAGCAACTATGTCTACAAATTTAGAAATAATAGGAACAGGTGTCCAGTCTAAATTCAAGTATGATAAATCACCATTTATAGATAATTCGTTTTTATACTTTTGTACACTCTGCTCTCCTCTTGCGTATAATCTTAATTGATGGAAATTACCATAATACCTTGCATATCTATTTCCAGATCTACCTCCCTGAAACCATTCCTGCTCAATAGCTCTACCTACTTGTATGCCGTAATCTATACTGGATTTTTCTTCATCGCTAACAACTTGACTAGGAAATGAACTATAAGTATTAGTTTGTATCTTCATTTATTTAATAATTTTTGATGACCCACCTGTGTTGTCATATTTTTTTATACCTAAGTTTATGCTTTTATATTCTTTTTTAGCTGTTGGTGTGTATCTATTCTTATTACACGCCATTAAAGCTAAGCCAGAACTAATAGAAGCATCGTGTTTTGTTCTATTGTTTATATTAAATTTAGCCCAGTCTTCTAAGGTTCTTTGAAAATACATATCTCCATAACCTTTTTCTGTTCTACCAATATTTGTATCTACGTATGTCTCGATAGCTGCTGCATGAGCTTGTTTTATATCTTCACTAGAGTTAGGTATTCCACCTATTTCTTTTTCTGTTACAGATAATTTATTCCAAGTTTTATCAGGTCTATTCATAGAGTAACCTCTATAACCTCTTCTTCTAAAATAATATAATAATCTTGGCTTGTTGTTTTCACAAAGCAAAGGCATCCCATAAAATATACACGCCATCAATACGTCTTCAAAAAACATTTCTGCAGTTTGTGGTCTAGCAATATATTCTAAAAAGAAATGATTAGGTGGAACATCTTCCATACTAAACTTAGTTAAACCATGCAAAGCTCCATTAGAACCTCTACCGTCAACTGTACCTGATATATCATAGCTGTCACAGCCAAATGCTCCACAGTGGTCATTACCTGGGTACTTAGTGTTACCTTTAACTATTACACGATTTTGAAGATTTGTAGGTGGAACCCAAGTAATATTAAATCTACCATTTTTATTTGGCATAAATAAAACCCTAGAGTCTTTTATTCCGTTTTCCCATTGAAAACTACCTTTGGTAACTATCGATGTATTTCTTAAATCTTCATTATAATCTATTTGCTCGTATATTTTTGCCAAATTAAAAAGCGATTGCTTTGTTTCATCTCTAAAAGCGTGTTGCTCTGTTCTTGGAAACTGACGGTAATATTCATTTAATCCGTCTTGATCGTTCTTTAATCCTTCTACTTCATTGCTCCAATGCTCTATAACTCCGTTAGTTATTAAGTCGCCGGATGCATCTTTGGTTTCTTTTTTTGGGTTATCAAATACAGGTGATCCAAAAGAATCAATGAATCCTTCGTAGTTCCATTCCATAGGTATGAACAAAGAATATATTCCTGAGCTAGTCTGACCATTGCGGTTTCTTTTTGTAACGTCTGATGCATAATAAAGTTTTTTAAAATTACCTCCACCTTTTTCTAAAGCGTTTGAAGTAGATCCCATCATACATTTACCAACTATCTTACTACCTAAACGTAAACAAGTTTTTGTAACTCTCCAGTTATTTAATATATTGTCTGGTCTTTCCCATTTACCACTCTCATCGTGAACTAATAGTTTTAATTTTTCACCATCATAGGAGTTATCTCCTGTGTTTTTCCAGTCAATAGTTGTATCTAATCCTTCTAATTCCTCTTCGGTTTCACCTTCGTTAAGTTTACGTCTGGTGAGCCTTGACGCGGGTACCCTATAGGCGAGCTCCGTTTTTGGCCTGTCCATTCCGTCTTGTATTGGTTTGAAGAAGAACGGGTAATTGCTAGAAATGGGTACAACTTTATCTGTGAACATTTTCTTTGCATCGGAACCAGATTTGGACAATATCCCAAACCGTGAGTCCGTTGATATTGTTGCCATGTTAACTGTCTCCCCAGACGCCATGAATGAAAACCCTGAACGTCTATTCTTGAGATATGACATACCATAACATCTCTTGTCTGCTTTACAAGCTTCCCAGAATAGGAAGAATATTCTGTTTGACTCCCTAAAATCTGCTGCCCCAACATCAATCTTGGACCACTGCAAGTACATGTAATGAGTACCAGTAATGTAAGTTGGAATGCCATTGTTATAAAACCAAAAACCTTTTTCTCTTCTTTCAAACTCTTTGTCTATGTATTCGTACCACTCTTCTTTAAAATCAGTTGGATATTTTTCCCAATCAAAAACACTCTTTATTTTAGATAGCTCTTTTGGATATTCCAACCTATTCCAAACTTGATCTTTCTTATCCTGAGAACATTTATAAACGTTCTTAGGTTTAGACGGTAATGCTATTTTTAAGTTTTGAATCTCTACAATTTCACCTATAGTTCCATCGCTACTTATTATAACTACATCGTACTCAGGGTTATAGCCTTTTTCCCACTTTTTGTATCTATTATTTCTTTTAAGTATTGCAGGTTTTATATGATCCTTAACAGTACTTATTAGTGTTTGCTCGTACATTACTTAGATCTACCTTCAGCAAAACCTTTAAAAGATTTTTCTTGTTTAGCTTCTCTAGGTTTTTCCTCGAGCATATTTTCTTCTTCTTCTATTCTGTTTAGTATCTCAAAAGCATCGAATATAGCTAGCTTTTTAGTTGCTGCAGCATTTTTAAGTTTGTCAGCAGACAAATCGTCTTCAGAATCTACAATAGCTTCTTTAGCTACCTTAATTAATTCTTCAACTGCTTTTTGACCAGCTAGGATTATACTCTTTTTCGTTTCCTTCGTATTCATATTTAATTACAATATCATTAGATTTCATACAGTATAAACGTTTACCTTCTATTAGAAACTCCCATTCACCATTAGGCTTGTAACCTACTAGATCGCCAGGACTTATTTTTAATGCTTCTAAGGAACTATTACCGTATTTTAATATACCAACAAGGCTTCTTTCTTTATCAAGCGTTAGAGAGTTGTTATCTCTTATAGGAGTTATAAAACATCTATCGCCGAAAGAGTTCCAACCTGTTTCGTTTTTATATAAATAAATTTGATCTATAGCACAAAGATGTAAGTTATCTTTAAACCAAGACCTGCTCTTCTTTTTGTTGCCTTTCATGTCGTAGAAAACTCTAAACACGTTTTGGTGAACAACAATTGTATCGCCAATTTTAATATTAGTTTTAAAAGCTTTAGGGATTTGGATTACTACAGCTAATCTATTTACAAACTTAAAGTTTTCAATCTTAGTGTTTACAATTAACTCTTTGTCTCCAATTTTTACTTTATTACTATATTTTTCACCTAATGGCTCTATGATAAAATCATACAAACTTCTCATCAATACTCTAAATCATATTCAACTGATATTGCCATGTTAGAATTAAACTTCTTCCATGGCATTACCTCGTTGTTTTTTTTGATATGAACATTGTAAGAACTATCTGATTCGTTAAACAATATATGAGAGATCTCGTGACCTCCATATACTTGCTGGCCTACAGAGTAATGCATGGCATCATTTTTGTAGTCAGAACCAATACTTATTTTTCTTACAATAGAAGACATTATTTAACTGATTTCAAAACAGGTTCAACTTCATCTTCTTTTTCAATCTCTGTGTAAGTACCGTCGCTTAGATCTACGTTTACTTGACCATATTGACTCTCTAATTCTTCTTTAATAGATTTTAATTCTTTAGAAAGTTCTGAACTAGCTTTTAATAACTCTTGTTTTCTATACTCTAAAAAACCTACATCTAATAATAAATTATTTGATTTTTTTTGGTTTTCTACAATAGAATCTAATTGCTCTTGGGTAATCTTTTTTACTTTTGACATTTTATTTAATTTAATTGTTTATATATATTATATAGTTACAGGTATACTTACTATTTACACGCTATCATAGCTGTAGCTGTTGTTCCAGTGGCTAAAACATAATCAACCGCCACTTGTAGTATAGTTCCAGCTGGTACGTTTTCAAATTTAATAGCGTCATTAGATGTAGGCGCAAGGTCTGCAACGCTTGCTATTACAAATTTACAATCTTTGTTACCGCCTCCACTTATAGTAATCACATCACCTATGTTGTAGTTAGCACCTGCAGCGTTTATCGTAATACCATCAACAACTCCACCGGTAGCAGTTATATCCACTGTTAAACCTGTTGGTTGTTTTGCTATTGAAGATGGTACAAGACTAACTGCTGTTGTAGCTATACCTGCACCTGTAGTGTAAGCAGTTCCAGCACTAAAACCAGCGTAAGAAGGATTGGCTCCTGTAAATATAGGTTGAACATTCAATCCTGTAACACTACCTTGAACACCTATAGTATCTGATAATATCACATTAATATTTCCACCTGCTCCAGAATAAACTAGAGAACCTGTTAAGTTTGTTCCTAATGTTCCTGTTTGATTTTCAAATTCCCAAGCTGATGTAGGTGTTATGGTATCAGTACCACCGCTAATCACAAGCGCTTTACCTACAGCTCCGTTTGTTACTCTGTATAATCCCATTTTTATTTATTTATTTATTTATTTATTTATTACCTGATTGCTTAAATTTTTCCCAAGTTCTACCCACAAAGTATGCTCCGTAAACTGTTATTAATAATGATTGAAATATAGGTATGTATTGATCGTCTACAATAAATCCTCCTATATTGCCATCAAAAAAAGATAATGCAGTAAATATAACTGTAAGATATATTAAAACCATAGGTCTAATATTTTTGCTTAACCAACTATCAGACTGCATGTCAGACTTCCATCGCTCAGTTACTTGGACTTGAGCTTCAGTGTCTGCTTTTTCAAGTATCTCTTGAACTTGTTTTTTAATTATAAGTTTTTCTTCCTCTGTCGTAGTTAATTTATCAATAGCGTTACCAATTTCTTTAATAACACCACCTGTTAGCCATTGGAATATTTTTTTCATATATTATTTTGTTTTACTATAAGCTTCTTTTTCCCAAGGCAAGTTTTTTGCACCTTCTTTCATTTGTGCTCTTGAATATTTTTTACCTTTCCAGTAAACGTTTTTATCGTCGTAATCTAAATCACCACGCTTCATTTGATCTATATGTACTTTCTCGTGTTTTATTACAAGTTGTTTTTTAGATGGGTCTAAATTTTTATTAAGCAATATAGAACCATTATTGTTAGCTTTACCTAAAACTCCGTCTTCCATATCTACATTGTAAATAGGAGTACTATCATAATCATAAGGAGGTGTATTAAGTTTAAAAGCCATATTTGTTTTTTAAAAAAAATCCTACGGGATTTTACACCCGTAAGATTAATTAATTTTAACTATTAACTAAAAGCGATAGCAGTATAATTTACATGCACAGCTTGAGTTGTTATCAATTGTCTACCAGAAAGAGCAGGAGCTACAATTTGAGCAGTATTCAATGGAGAACCTAAAGTAGATACAATACCACCTGGGTTAGCAGTTAAAGCAGAATTAAAAGCTTTTAATACATCTCCAGCAGTTAAAGCAGCAGTGTGCGTTACTTGAATAGTGTCAAATGCAGCAGCAGCGTTTAAGAAGATTCTTGTAGTTGTGGTTGGATTAGCTCCAGGTCCAGCAACATCTCCAGGTACTACAGATACTATTTGGTCAATTGATACTAGTTGTTCTGGTGTATTAGCCACTCCAGTTAGTGGGATCTTTAAAAATTTAGCCATTTTTGTTAGTGTTTAAGTTAGTGTTAGTGTTAGTGTTTGGCTTGAGTTTTATCACAGGTCTCTACTGTTTTATTAGCTCATTTTAGAATCTGAAGAGTAAGCTCCTTTGCCTTTGCTCTTTTCCATTCCTTTTGATTCATCTCTACGATCTTTTAAAGATTGAGATTTTTTACCGTTTTTAGCACCTAAAGATTCGTCTAATCTATCGTTATAACCTTGTTTGTGCAAAGGAGAACTTTTAGCCATATGGCTTTGAGAATGCTTAGACATAAAAGATCCTTGCATTTTCATAGGAGAATGACCCATATTAGCAGGTGATTTTTTACCGTACATACTCATAGGTGACTTTACTTGAGAACCATAACCTTTGTTTAGATTGTTTAAAGCTGATGCTTTTTTATCTACTGGCATGTCTTGTAGTAAATTCTTTTTCTCTTGAGCACTAGACTCCATTCTTACTGGAGCACCAGAAGCAGCACGTACAGCTTGTTTAGCTTCGTACTTTCCTTCTTTTTTGTAACCATGCTTTTTGTCGTACATAGCGTTTCTAGCATAATCTTGTGCTATTTTTTTTCTTGATTTGTTTAAAGGTGACTTTTTCATTTTTATTTATATTTATTTATTATTTAACACTTCCATCTTTTTCTAGCAGCTAATCCTCTTTCACCTTTCCATCCTTTGGATCTAGCGCAAAAAGAATTTCTTCTTTTGGCAGCTTCACTACCTGGTTTAACGTCACCAGTTACAGCTGTTTTAAGTTTACTACCTGGGTTTTCTTTTCTATATTTCTTTACACCAGCAGAAGTCATCCCAGCACCTTCTTTTGTAGATAAAAAGTTTCTACCTTTTCCTTTAGTTGTTTTACGAACTCTTAGAAACGGTGATGAATCTGGTTGTGTGTAAGGCATTTTATTTATCTTTTTTTATGTTAAGCCACTTGCTTAATGTATATCCTATTGAAAGCAATAATAAAACTACTTTTAATCCCATTTCTATATTCGTAAAAGTTGTTACACCTAAAGTCAATGTGTTTGCCGTATATAATTTCAAATCACTCATAACTTTTTTATTACAAGCCTTTAGCTATTTGAGTAATAGGTCCTTTTTTGCTAGGACAAGGATATTTTGATACTTGCATACCGTTTATTCCAGAGCTAGAGCCTTTTCCCATAGGAAAACCTGATGTGTCTAATGGTCCATCCCAAATAGCATTTTCTCCTATTTGTCCTTTTAACTGTGCTTTACCTAGATCAAATTTATCTTTTTCTTTCATATTATATATTTTTATTCTTTATAACCTTCTATTCTTGCTTTTATAACATCTGCTTGAGTGATTTTCCCGTCGCCGGTTTGATCTTTCATAAACATTGGCGTGTTTGGCAAAGTGTTTTGTCTTTGATCAACATCACCATATATATACTTGGCATAGTTCTTAGAGCTATCACTGAAAACTGGTTTAGCCGAACCTAGTTCGTTAGAAGGAACTGGTGGCTTAGAACTAAACTCTGCAGGGTCCATAGACTCTTCGTTCATTTGATAGTTGTTTAAATTATTTTCCATAATTATCTTTTTTTATCTTTATTCACGTTTTTTATTGCTGTCTGTAGAACTTTGTCTGTATATGTTCTACCTTTCATAATGCTATTTCTTTTTTCGCTAGTAGGAATATCTTCTTCACCTAACATTATTCGATACATTCTGCTTATTAGCTGTTTACACTTAAAGGATACTTTATATATATTATATTTTTGAGTAGTTCTGTTGCGGTTTCTCCATACAACAATCCATCCTTCTTTCAGTAACCTATTCCATCGTCTATTATCCCAGCTATAAGCGTATGTACCTATTTTGAAATCGTGCTTAGTAAAATAGTCCATGCAATCAAAATAAATAAGTAGTTCAAGATCTGCATCGTTTAACTTATTATTTCTACATGCCCATTTACGTACAACACGATAATGTTTTAATAAATTTAATTCTTTTATATCTTTAGCGTTAACTCGCATTACAATACAACAACTATATCTTGTAATTTTATAACGTGATATATTTCTTTTTCAAACTCTATCTTATGACCAGCATGTCTATCAAAATATATATTGTCACCTTCTTTTAAACCAGCATTCTCTGATTCTTCACCAACAGAAACAATAGTGGCTTTAGTATATCTAATATCTTCTCTTTGAGTCTCAGCAAGAAGTAAACCACCTTTAGTTCTAGTGGTTCCTTCTTTCTTTTTGTTTATTATTATGTTTCTACCTATCGCTTTCATCTATTCTCAAGTTATTGATTACACAATCTGTTGATAAAATAGTTGTAGCAACTGAAGCAGCATTTCTAAGTGCACTTTTAGTAACTAACAAAGGATCTATAATTCCTGCCTTAATCATATTAATAGTTTTCCCATTAATCACATTTAAGCCAACTCCTTTGGTTTTAGGTAATTCATAGTCTTTTATACCAGCGTTATCTAGTATTGTCTTAAAAGGCGCTTTAATAGCCTCTAGCAATACAGTCTCACCTTCTGACTTACTATTAATTTTAGTAGACGCATTTAGCAGCGCAATTCCACCACCAGGAACAATACCCTCTTTAATAGCTGCTTTAGTAGCACATATAGCGTCTTCAACTCTATCTGTTTTTTCTTTTAACTCAATAGCTGAGTTAGCACCTATTTTTACTATTGCTATTTTAGCAGATAACATTGCTAATCTTTTTTCTAGCTTAATAGTTTCATGTGGTAGCTTAGATTCTGTAAGTTGTTGTTTTATTAATTCAATAATATCTTTAACTTGCTCACTAGATTCTTTTATTTGTAAAACTGTTTCATCGTGAGATGTTACACTTTTCAAGCAGCTTCCTAAGTGTTCGACTTGAATCATATCCATGTCATCACCTAAATCTTCATTTATAATTGTAGCGCCTGTTAATAAAGATAAGTCATCTAAAACTTCTTTCTTGCTAATACCGTATGTAGGTGCATCAATAACGTTTACTTTAATATTACCTTTATTCTTATTCATAGCTAAAGCAGATAAAACACCTTGATCTAAATCGCCTATAATAAGCAAAGGTTTATTGTTTTTTATTACATACTCTAGCACTGATTGTATTTGTCTAATTGTATCTATTGGAGATTCAATTAATAAAACTAAAGGATTCTCTAGTTCTGCTGTCTTTAATTGTTGGTTAGTGACAAAATGAGAATTAGTTAAACCTTTTTCATACTGAACACCATCTACTATTTCTACTTCTGTTTTTCCATCTGCAGATGTTTCCATCATTACAACTCCAGTGTTATTAACAGCTCTAAATGCGTCTGCAATAATACCACCTAATTCAGGATCATTATTTGTTGATATAGTAGCTATTTGATCTATCATATCATCTTTTACGTCTACAGATATAGATTTTAAATATTTAACAACTTTGTCTGTTGCTGAATTTATACCGTCTTTTAATTCTCTAGAGTTCTGCTTGTCTGAAATCTTATAAGCTTCTTCAAGTATAGCGTGAGCTAGTACAGTCGCAGTTGTTGTTCCATCACCAGCTTCTCTAACTGTTTTTCTAGCAGCTTCCTTTAAAAGAGTTGCACCCATATTTTCAACAGGATCTCTAAGTATAATTGAATCAGCTACGGTAACTCCATCTTTTGTTATAATTGGATTACCAGCGTTGTCTTCAAGTATTACGCATTTACCACTAGCACCTAATGTAGAGCTAACAGCTTTTGTAAGCTTATTTATACCGCTCAATACATTGTCCCTAGCTTCGTTTCCAAAGTTAAGGTTTTTGACAATTTTGTCCATATTTTATTTGATTTGATTAAATTCTTAATACTATGATAGTATTATTACACGTTTGTGGTGTAAATTACTTTTTTTATACAGGTTGATCTTCGCT